ATCCTTTTCACCAATCTCTTCCACCTTAACTAAGTCAACCCATTTCCCATTAACAACAGGACAAAGAACTGCTTGTGCAATTTTTTGACCTTTTTCTATTTTAATTCTTTCGTTTGTTGTATTGAAAATAATAACTTTAATTTCTCCCTGGTATCCACTATCAACAGTTCCTGGTGAGTTTAATACCATCAATCCTTGATTTAATGCTAAACCACTTTTAGATCTAACTTGGATTTCATAACCATCAGGAATGTCGAACCTTAATCCTGTCGGTATTAATTTTCTATCGTTAGCCTGAACCCATAATTCTTCCGTAGATCTTAAATCAAATCCTGAGTCGGAACCGTAAGCATATTCGGGTTCTTTATTGTCAGAATCACTTGTATAATTTAACGTTAGTTTTGTCTCAAACTGTTTTTCAAATTGTTCGTTAAGTTGGTTAAAATCAATCCCTAACGAATTTAAAAACCCTTCTGAGTCCTCCATGTCTAAACCTGAACCTGTCGACTGTAATTTTCGTAATACTTCAACTTGGTTTCTTAAATTTTCTAAATCTTCCATTATTTTAATTCTTTTAATTTTTTTATGAATTGTATTAATACATCAACATCTTTTTCGCAATATTCAGCAATTTCTGATAGTCTATTACCGCTCCAATATGCTTCGTGAACCATACCACCATTTATATCTCCATCTTTAGGTGTTAGTATATCTAATGTCGCACAAACCAAATCTAAAGATCCGATAGCGGTATATGATCCATATTGCCAAATTTCTTTTGTGTCGATAGCTTTAACTTCCCAAGGCTTGGTGTCGTAAGATGGTAATAACTTAGACGGTAAAATTCCGTTTATTATCATTCTTTTTGCCAACATAGGAATATCAAAGTTCTTTAAGTTATGACCACAAAGATAAAAATCTAACTTTTGACATCTGTCAAGTAAGTTTCTAACCTGAAGTAGCAACTCTTTTTCGTCGTCACCTGAAAAGGTTTGTTTTTTTACTTCTCCATTTTCCATAACAAAAGCCATCGACACACAAACGATCTTTGCGAACTCAGGAACAAGTGCTGTACGTTTTGAATATACATCATTCATTTTTTGAAGTTCTTCCTCCAACCCATCGGTTTCATAATTGTCTTCAGGAAATCTTTTTAAAAACCAATCAAAATATTTAACAAATTGTTCGGCAATTTTTGGATTACTTTCTTGACATGTTGACCAATCTTTACAAACACCGACCGTTTCAATGTCTAAGAATAAAATTTTTGTTATAGGTATGTTTATCATTTTACTAAGGATTTATATAATTCTGCTCTATCTTTTGTTACTTTATTTAAATCATAGGTATCTTTAACTGTCTCATAAAGACGTTGACCTAAATCGTATGCCCAATTAGGGTTCTCGATTAATTTTTTCATATATTTTGACCAATCACCATTTCTAACCTCATCAACTAAAAGTGCGTTCCCATCAACAAAGTTACCGTTTTGTAATGAATGTTTCAAGTCGATCGTATAAGGACCCACGTTTGAGGCGATAATCGCTTTCTTATAGAACCCAGCTTCAATTACTTTTAGTTGTGATTTTACTCTATTAAAGATATGGTTTTTGATTGGTGCAAGTGATACATCAAACCATCTGTAGTTTGTTGCGTAAGTTGTAACGGGTTTTGTCCATACACGGTTATAAAATGGTAGCACATCTGAAACGTAACTCTCATCTTTAAACTTCATTAAATATTCTTTATGTTTTGGGTCGACCATGTTATATCTGTCCGTAAAGATTTCTTCGTAACGAGCCCAAACAGTTTCTTCAGGTTTAATCTCTCTTTGTTTTTGTTCTCCTGTTTGTTGATTAATTTCTGTAACAGTACCTCTTGTATCAAAACCACAAAGATACATACTAAAATTATCTTTTAATGGTTTTAATTTATTAATTGTGCCATCTAATAATTTAAGATCATGTAAGTGAGACGACCCACCTAACCACCCAAACCTTAATTTATCTGAAGGTAACGTTTCTGCTTGGAATTGTGGTTCTTTTGGATTAATCGCATTTGGTAGTATATATACGTTTTTATTATATTTACTAATTTCTGTTGCGAATATGGACGTTGTTGTAATAACATGATTAGCAACTTTCATATTAGCCAATATTTTCTCATGTAGTTTATTTTGAATAACCAATTGATGAACAGGATGTTCTTTAGTTGGTAACCAATAGTCATCTAAATCCATAATGGTAACAATACCCATACTATTTAGGTTTTGTATTATGGTTGGTGCTTGGTTATAATCTTGACCAATAGATCTATGAAAATGTACGATGTCGTATTGTTTCCAATAGTTAACATCATTTATTCTTGGTTCGTAATCAATGTCTACGTGAAAATCATCTGAATGATTATTTTGTAACATAACATGGGGGTCAATAGACCTGAATTTTCCTACTCCCGTTTTATCACTTGGGAGAACTAATACTTTAATTTTACTCATATAAAAAATTATTTAAGTAAAATATAACCAATATAAAACAAAAAATCCACCCTTTTAAGGTGGATTACGATACTAATAGAAAATATTATTTTTCAAATTTTTTAACCTTTGTTACTTTACCGATAAACAAAGTGTTACCAACCTTAAATTGGATTGTTTCGTTAGTGTTTGTTGTTGATTCTACAACCATACCCGATTGTTTTAACTCTTCTCTAACCACATCTCTTACTGTATCTCTAACCACGTCTCTAATCATAGATTTAATTTCGTTTATACTAATGTTAGAGGTATTGTGATTTGTTTTATCATCTCCGACATTAATATTCTCCGATACATTTTTATTTGGTAAATCCGATATTTTAGTTTTACCCATATTCATTAATCTTTGGGCTCCTTGTATTACCTCTTCAGATATTGCGGTTGATGATCCAAGACTACTTGGTTGAACTATTGGTTGTTCAATCATAAGCGCTTTAATCTCATCAGGAAGTTTTGAGTTCATTATTCTTGATTGATCCAAAGGTTGTGTTGGATCAGAATATTGTTTTGGTTGTGACTCTTCTTGTAAAAGACCTTCCGGTAAATTATAATTGGCCGGAACTGAATCAAAATTTTCAACCATAGGTGATGTTGGTCTAGTATCTCCTCTTTTAATTTCACCATGTCTCTCCATGATTTTTTTAGAGACTGCTAGTCTTTGCATTAAATCCATTTCATTATTCATATTATGCTAAATTTTCTTCATTGCCAAAGGTGGCGTTTAATAGAACCCTCGTCATAGTTTTATCCCCATTAGGGTTATAACCTGGCCTCATATCTACAAAATTATCTATTGTTGGTTTATCTGTAAAGATTTTATCCAATCTAAATAACCTCCAACCAGGAAGAAAGTTTGATTTGTTTTTCGCACTCCACGACGATCCTTCACTTTCCCATGCCCTTAACACTAAATTGCCTTTTTTACTATAACCTAAACAAACGGGCTCTATTGTTCTATACCCTTTACCACCATTATCGTTTCCATCATAATAAATTACAATGACTTTTTTATCACGAATACTATTCTGTACGTCGCCAAGAGCTGCCGCTTCAGTAATTAATCCACTAAGTGAGTTTAATAGTTTCACGCTACGTTATAATATGGGTTATTGGTTGAATATTTATTCACTTTCAAATCGTCCTTTCTTTCATGAATATCTGTAGATGTTCCAGCATTATTATTGTAAACATCAAGATCTCCACCGGTACCTCTACCGATCTTATCTCCGTTAGCGTTAGCGTCTGGATGTACTGTTGAGTATTGATTGGTCGTTTTAAAATCATTTCTAGCAAATAACTTTCTTCTTTGTTCTTCAGCAACTGTAGATAATGGATTATCCGGTTGAGAAAATTCTAATTTGTCTGATTGTGTAGCCATTTATAAAAAATTTATTAGTTTATTTATTTTATTTATTTCTTCTTTTAATGAGTCGACGGTTGTTGTGTGTTTGTCGTTCAAATTAAAAGAGTTTTTTTCGTGTGAAGATAAAAATTGGTTTTGCATACCCGAATCTGCCTTTAATTTTTTTGAAGATTTAGTGTCTCCTCTCCATACCCTTAGTACTTCATCACACCAATTTTTCATTCTATCACCACCATTTAAAATGAATGGTGCGTCTTCTTTATTACCACCATACCCATCAAACCAATTTTTCACTCGTTTTATTTGTTGGTAGGTAATTTGTTTTTTTTGTCTTAATTCTTGATTTCTTTTATATCCTTCAGTGTTTGTGTCACCATCGGTTGACCCAAAACAATCCGCAAGATGTTTTATAAGACTATCAGGGATTATTGCAATATTATTATATAGTTTAGAGTTCATCTTTAAATAATGATAATAGTTGTTTTGTTGACAAACCTTGTTTTTTTGCCATATTTTTAAGTGCGTTTATATTCCTAATTAAGATAGGGTTTAAATCTTTATCCGAACCGTCTTTATCTAACACAATATCTTCACCTAAACTCTCACTTTCATCAATACCTTTTTCTTTTAAAATGAGTCTGTCTATAAAGTTTTTTTTCTTTTTAATATTTTTTGGTGTTCTTTTATGTAAATTTGGTTTTTTTCCTTGTTGTATAGCTCTTTCTATTGCCGCATCTTTATCTAACCCTAATTCTTTTTGATAATGTTTAACGGTATCGTTGTAGTCCATAAACATGGTATCCTCAAAACCAAATGCGTCACCCATGTCCTCTTCTTTTATTTCACCTTCACCATAATACCCATACCAACCTCTTAATAGTGGGTCTCTTGGAGTTCTGGTTTGACGCACAATTTTATCGGTGATTGATGGGTTATCTTTCATGCCAGAACTTGCAGGATCTAATATTGGGGTTGCGTTTGATAACCAAGTCCCATCATCATCAACTAATTCCGTTACCTCAGTTTCTTTTCCTTTAGTTTCTTTTTTTGTTTTTTCTTTAAAGGTTTTCATATCCTTACACGGCATATATATTTTTTTGTCGTCCTCATTGTGAGAGTGAGATCCAGCACAACCTAAAGTTTTTGAGACCCTTTCTGCACGTTCCTTTGTTGAATATTTATAAGTTTTCATTCAGGCTTTTACCTATAAATACATCAATTAAAGTATTTATCATAAAAAAGAATGCCAAGTCAAAATTTAAATTCTTATTATTACCCAAAATATTCAATGAAGTTGGACTACGGTCAATATTTTGATCTAACTTTAGCTTCGGATGAAAGAAGTTATGACGAAGAGGTTGTGTTCTCAACCAAATTAATTGGAGAGGATGATGGGAATAGGTTACCAATATTTATTGATTTAAATAATTCTGGTACAACCATACAACCAATATTAAATTATGGTGACTACATTTCCGGAAACACATTTGTTTCAAAAAACTTTTATAACCCAAAAAATTTAGACTACAGTTGTTATACCGCATATACAGGAATTTGTGATGTTGGTCTTGTTGCTACCGATAATGGGTTGTTTACAAAAATGTCAGGAGAAACTTTATATTATATTAAAGGTATAGATAACACCTACAAGTTTCATCCACATTATAGAGATAGTAGGTTTAAAATGCACCCCGTACGAAGTGTGGTTGAGTCACCAAACATAAAATTTTCAGGAAGACCAAAAGATAGTGTATATAATATTGTATCAAAAAGTGCTAGTACCGTTGGTTACTATCAAGAATTATATGGGGGATTCTATCAGGGGTTTTATAAATTAAACGGATACGACTATGAGGTATTTCCAGAAAGAGTAAATAAGGGTTGGTCTGTCGAAATGATGTTAAAACCAAGAACATTCGAAGAGTATTCTTTAAACCCTATCACCGAACAGTATTTAAATGATATATACCCATCGAATGCCGGTACGTTCTTTTATTTTGGTACACGATCGGAGAATAAATATTATCACGAAGCCAACGGATCTCCATCATCTGACTCAGGTTACACTAGAATCACAAGTGGATTGACGTGTATTGAGTCTTGTGCTTGTTCAAATACGGGAGTTACAAACGCAAATTGTATTCACGTTTACCCTAACAACGGATTTACTACGGTACACAATCTTGAATGTAATTGTGGGTGTGCAAGTACAGACATCGTACCGCTACCAGAAACCGATCCAAAATTTGATGTCTTGTCAAGTGCAATATCTTTAAGGTTTGATGGTTGTCCCGAAAACCCAAGTATTGCTGTAAAATATTTAAAAATCACAGGAGACTGCGTAACAACAGGGAGTTGTGAAACAACAGGGGTGACTTTCCAAACGGGATACACAATAACTGAAGTGATATCACAACCAATATATGATTTATGTGGGTTTGATTGTAACGATACCACCGAAGAAAGGTGGGTTATGATTAGTGCGGTCTTTGAAAGGTATCGATATTTGGAGGATTGTGACTTAGGAAATTTAGGGGGACTTAATGATTTAAGGGTCGTTACAACGCAATCATCAATAGATGGTCAGTCATTTAAACTTATAGGTCCACCTGAAACACATTCAGGATCAACACCTGAACCAAAAGTACATAAGATTAGGTTTGACAGAAAATGGTTCGACGAATTGGGTTATAGGTTAGGTACATTAAAATTATACGTTAACGGGTATTTGTTTTTAGTTATTGAAGATTTTGAAGAAATTATACCAAGAGAATTAAATACAGAAAAAGAAAAACAGGTTGGTGTACCATTTAACGTGTCGTTTGGTGGAGGGACTCAAGGATTACATGACCATTTAATTTTTTCTGGTTGTTCAAATCCGTACGGACCATATAGACAAGATCCCGAACTATTTCCAAATAACATATTAAGTGCAACCACCTTGTCGGGAATTTCAACAAATATATTATTAGAACAGAATTTTGGTGGAACTTTTATGGGTGGGATATCTCAATTTAGAATGTATGTAGAACCTTTAAGTTCACCACAAATACAACATAACTTTAGAATATTAAAAGATAAATTTAATTTACTTAATTTTTGGTGTCCTAATTGCCTTTGTACCAACGAATACATTGATGGTGATTACATTGAATGTGGTTATTTTGAATAAACACTATATTTATTAAATAAAAAATGAGTTTAGTTACAAGACAATATGGACCTGACGCTAAGGGGTCAAAATTAACCAATTTAGATATGGATAATAATTTATATTATCTACAATCTTTAGGTGTGTCTGGAATGACGTTTTCCGCAAATACTCTTACACTCACAAACCCTACCGGTGGTATAATCGCAAATGCTTTAATTGATATTAATGCTGACAGTAGGTGGTATATCCCTTCAGGTAGTACAGTTGAAATTGGTTCGTATTCACAAAGTTTTGTGTATGGTGATCTATATGTTTTAGGTGAATTGATATTAAATGACAATTCTCAATTAATAATATTAAATGGTAATTTAATTTTAAGTGGTGGAACTATCACTGTTAGTGGTTCAGGACAAACCGTTTTGGTTGATTTGCCAACATTTGGCGATTTAATTACTTCAGGGACATACTCTGGAGGGACATTAACATTATCTACAAGTAACGGTACAGATGTTACGGTCAATGGTTTTTTTACCGGAAGTACTGACGTTTTTACAACAGGAGCATCTTACAATAATGGTATTATTTATTTTGATACTAACGTATCACCTTCAGCATATACTGTTAATATTAGTTCATTAACTGGAGACTCAAATACGTTTTTAACAGGAGTCACCTATGATAATTTAACAAATACAATAACTTTAACGGATAATACAAACACTACTTTTAATGCGTATATTGATTCGGTTAGCGGGCTAACAGTTAACGGTAGTTTAAGTGCAACAACATTACAAACATCAAATACATATATAGAATCAACAGGATACCTTTATTTTGGTGATGATAATACCGATGGTTCGTGGAGAATGGGAATATCAGGATCTGACTTCATAGTTGAAAAAAGGGTGAGTGGTAATTGGATAATTTCAGGAACATTTAATTAAAAAGATATGGGATTTAATACAGATATAATAAGCGCAACAACAATAAGTGGAACAACACTCTATGGTGATGGATCTAATTTAACAGGAATCTCAAGTGGTGGAGGAACATTTTCTTTAATAGGGAATTCTTTTTTAACAAATAGTGCAGTTAATGGTTCTGCTAGATACATATCTCCGTTAATGTCTCTTGGCATTACTAATACTGAATCAGCTAGATCGTTAGTGATTCCCGCCACATTAACAATTGGTAAATTCTACGTATTAACTGGCGGTGTTCAACCGTCAAGTGGTAGCCATGTTTTAACAATTAGAAAAAATGGAGTATCAACAAATATTTCTATAACCATTCCTGCAGATAGTGCTAGTGGGGTATTTTCAGATTTAGTAAATACTGAAGTATTTGCGGAGGGGGACTTATTTACAATACAAGTAGTTAATAATGCGTCTATCAGTGCAGCGGTTATTTATTCAATATCAGTAGCAAACGTATAATAATTAATAGAAATTTTTATTCAACAATGTAATATACATCATAATCTGAAACAAAAAAGAAACAAACACAAAAGTAAAGATATTTATAAATTAAAAAGACATGGGAAGAATAATACAACAAAATAATGGTAAAACCACAATCTACGTTACGGGCGAAAATTTCAATAATTTAAGTGGGACGACTGACACTTATTACGTTGGTGTCGATTCCAATACAGGGTTATTTGAAAAGAAAAATCCTGATGGATCATTTGAAGATTTTAGTGGTGGATTATTTACAGGTGGTACCGTTACTGGGTCAACTATATTTACCAACGGTTTAACTGCAAATACAATATCTGCAACAACATATCAAAATTTACCGTGTAATGTAGAATATATTACTTATTCTGAATTAGCAGGTAAAATAACAGGAGCAACACTATGTGAAGGAAAATATTACTTGATGACTGATTATCAAACGTGTTATGATCAACCAAACTTTGATTCTAATGGTTCGGCAATAACAACGGGTAACTATAAAACAGGAACAACAGAACCAATATTATTGCTAGCAATATCAACAACAGGATTTTCACCTACAGTATACTCGACATTATACCCACAAGATAAAATATCTTATGATATAACTTGGGATACAACAGAAGTGACAAGTGGTCCTGCCAAAGGTAGAATTACAGAAAGAATTGATGATAAAAATAATAGAGCCGATTATGATTTTAGAGCAGTTCAATTTATTAGATATGTTGGTTATTTTTCAGAACAATACTATGAAGGTAAAATTAATTTAGATGGTACAACCGGATTAGTTGATGGAACTGGAACAACATTTACAAATGATTTTACTGTTGGTGATATTTTTGGAGTTTATAGTCCTGGTTTTGGATTAGGTAGTTTCCAATATTATGAAATTTCATCGATAGTTAGTAATGTTGAAATGTATGTTACAGGTAGAACTTTAACGAATGCGACCAACTCCTATTATTCTTCGGGACAGAGATTACCTGATTATATGAATCCACACCAATGTAATATAACTGGTACAACTAATGATGAATTTGCGGAGTATTATACATTTAATGATGATGATAATTTTAACACATACTTGGGTGATTATGTTAATTACAATACTTTTATATTATCAAATAACGTTTTTCTCGACGGTTCATACAGAAATAACACATTCGGTGGGAATGTTGTAGGTAATACATTTGATGAAGATATGGACTCAAATATAGTTGGGCCATATTTTCAATATAATATTATAACAAATGATTTTGACAGAAATAATATAGGTTCATATTTTCAATACAACATTATTGATTGTGATATGGAATCAAATCAGATTGGTAATTATTTCGAATTTAATATGCTCGGAGATTACGATGCAGAAGATTTTGATTTTAACCGAATAGGTTCATACTTCAATAGTAATTTTTTAACGCTTAATTATGATTTTCAAAATAATAATATTGGAGATAGTTTTTATAGTAACATCATAGATAGTGATTTCCGAAACAATACTATTGTTGGTAGCTTTAATCTAAACCTATTAATTAATAACTACTTCAATGACAATATTGTAGGTAGTGATTTTCAATATAATATCATACCAACCTCTTTTTACTCAAATAATATAGGAGAGAATTTTGATAGTAATACAATAACCCAAAATTTTTATAACAATGAAATTGGTCCCGGATTTAATAATAATTCAATAAGTGGGGAAACATATAACAATAGAATCGGTGAACGATTTGAAGAGAATACAATATATGGTAATTTTAATGATAACCAAATTTTCAACGAATTTAAAGGTAATATAACGTATCAGGATTTTAGTCAAAATAGAACAGATTGGGGTTTTGGAGGAAATCAAATTAGTGGGAATTGTTTCGGTAATACCTTTGGTAGTTATATATCTAGTAATGACTTTTTGGGTGATGTTTACGAAAATACATTTAAAGGTGGCGTTTTGGGCAACACTATTGGTAATAATTTTGCTAATAACAATATCGGTTATGGTTTTAGTGGTAACATAATAGGTGAAGATTTTGGAAACGGAGGTGGCTACTCACAAGGTAATATCATAGGTAATTATTTTTATGATAATACAATAGGTGAGTATTTCTATAACAATACAATTGCTGATAATTTTTACGATAATGAAGTTGGAAATTATTTCCAATGGAATGTAATTAACACAAATATAAATGATACTTATTTTACACTTAATTACGGAAATATCACAGGATTTAGTTATACCGCCGCAGGAACAGGGGCAACTGATACTATACACACTGATTTAACTGGAACAACAAATGGACACGGTGTTAATGCAACATTTGACGTTGAGGTTTCAGGCGGAACAGTAATTGGTGTTACAGGAGCAACGGAAGGTAGATTGTATCAAAATGATGACGAACTAACAATACTTGGAACTCAAATTGGAGGTGTAACCGGAGTTATTGATGGATTCTCGAGCGATGCTGTCGGTAAATCAGGAACTACAGGAACATATGATAATGTATTTGCACAAGGTACTGGTGCGGGTGAGAACGGAAGTTTTAATATTATTGTTGTTGATGATTTAGTTGATAGTATATCATTAAGTGGTGGAGGAAGTTCATATTTGACTGGGGATGTATTAACTATTGACGGTAGTATATTTGGCGGTGTTGATGGTGTTGATGATATCACAATAACTGTTAGCACATTATATTCAGATGATGTTATTATTACAGTTACCGGAACAACTCCGACACCTTTATTTTATGAGCAGTATACAAAACAAATTTTTGAAAGAAGATTAGGTAACAAAAGAGTATCTTTTTATGATGAAGATGATATTTTAAATGTTGACTCAGTGTATGAAATCTCAGGTTATATTCCAGTGTATAGTCAATCTTTATCATTCCCTTTCAGTAGTGCGAGTTTTGAGTTTGAGTGTGATGGAAGTTATACCAATAATGGTGGAATAACCAATCAAACTGCATATACTATGACTGAATTGGTTACTTTATTTAATAGTAACTTTAGACAATTTGGTTATTTCTTTGATAATAATGATGGAACAATTGGTTTGTATATAAACCCATCATTAAAACAACAGTATTGCCCAAGTGGAACATACACAATAAATGTATTTAACGATTAAAAAATTTAAAAAATAAAATGGCAACAAAATATATTGTAAATAACGTACCGGGACAAACCATAAATGGTGATATAACCATTAATGGAAATTTAAGTGTTACGGGTGTAACAACAGGAAGTTTAGCGACTTACAAAGCACTATTAACTCAGTTAGGTTCTCAGACCGGCACTACTTTAGGTGGTTTTGGTGGTCTTAATGATGGTTTAATTATAGGTGAAACCTATACAATAACTGATTATGTTAGTGATGATGATTTTAGTAATATTGCAAATGCGTTGAGTGGGGTTGTTCTTACATATAGTTATAGTGGAACATCGGTAACTGGGGTGACCGATACATATACTTCTGGTGGTGCCACAAGTGGTGAAGGTTCTGGTATTGTGTTTGAAATTGTAGTAAACAATGATGCTTATGAATCAGTCAGTATCGTTACCATTGGTTATGGTTATGTAAGTGGTGATACAATAACGATATTGGGTACAAATGTTGGGGGTATCAGTCCAGATAACGACATAACAATAACTGTTGATAGCTCAACTACAGACAATCCAAATGAAACAGGATCTGTTTTTATCGCGACAGGAGAAATACCAGCAAATTGGAGTAACGGTTCTACTTTAGTATCTAGCGGTAATTTAGTAGTGACAGTATTAGAAAACAATTTGGGATTTGACATTGAGTGGGGTTATGATTTTGAATTCCAGCCAGGATTTTATTTGGGTTTTAATTCAACCACAGGTCCACTATATAATAATTTTAATAGAAACACAACATTCGTTTTAGGTGGTGGGACCGCAAGCCCGTTTTTTGGGCCTTTCTTATTAGAAACTTTTGTGTCCCCTATAAGTTTTAACGAAAAGGATGATTCAATTGTTGTTGCGGTTTTTGATTTAGACGTATTTGAGCCAGTTTCCGATAGTCTGTATTATTTTCCAGTAGAGATTCAAATTAAACAAGATTTAGATACCACACCAATTGTAATAAGTGGAACTATGGAATCATCGTTTCCTATTCCCACTGCTAGTATTGCTTTGTTTTGTAATGGAAATTTCATTCAATCACTTTACGGGGATGGTACAGTAAATGATATGTCAGAACTTATAACTTACTTAAACTCTGAACCAAATATGAGTTATTTGGGAACATATTCTGATGCTGGAGATGGTTTTGTAAATTTAGAAATGCCAACCAACTCAGTAAATCAATTTTGTTCTAGCGGAACATTAACGTTTGAGGTATTCAACTGTTGTGTTTAAGCTTCCGTTGACTAACTTTATAAAAATTAAAAAAATGATAAAATATATTAAAAGAAAAAGTGATAATAAGTTTCTACAATCTTTAGAAAATGATGTTTGGGTTGATAACTCAAAAGACGCTTATGAAATGACATATAAAGAATGTGTGGACACAAAAACCACATTACTTAACACATATACTTCTGAAGAAATAACTGAAGTTTTTAATATGTTTAAGAGTAAACCAATGTCAAGAGAAGAAAAAAAAGAACTACTTAATCTATTAAAAAACAAGTAATATGAGAATCTGTATATTATGTGAAGAATCTAAAGTTTCACAAGCAAGAGAAAAAATGAAAAATGATAATATCTTAAAAATAGATTTATCACCAACAGGAGAGTTACCGGCAACTCACAAATTATGTGTTATGGCTGTAACGGAAGAAAGGGCAAAACAACTTATGGATTCTGCGGAGTTAACAATAATTGAGGCAATGAACCCAAGAGAATTTTTGGTAAAACATAACCTAAAGAAAATTGGAAAATACGGAATTAAACCCTTTTAAGTTAAAAAAAAAATTCATCACAAACGATGAGTCAAATCAGATAGTTAATTGGATTGAATCTATTAACCACATTGGGAATGATTCAAACCACCATCTTACCGAACTATCCAAAGATTTAAATGGTAAGTCGTATATTTTTGACATATCAAATACACCATTAACTAATTACATATCAAAATTTCAATCAATATCGGATGTATCTAAAGACCCGTTACCTGATTTTATACATAATATAATAGATAAAATATCTAAAGAATTTAATTTTCCAAAAGAAAACGTTTTTTTACAGGCGGTTGATATGAATAAAGGTGGAAAAATAAATCCACACTATGACGCATCAATTGATGGTTATGTTAACTATAAGTGTAATATAAGTGTGTTATCGGAAGATTACAAAATTTTTATAGACGGATCGTCCCCATTAATAGAACAAAAAGACCTATACTGTTTTGAGGCATCTTTATATAAACATTGGACAGAAGAGTTTAACTCAAGACGAGTGTTTTTAAGTTTTGGATTCTTACTACCTTATGAAATTTTAAATAGGGATAAAAATGATCCGAGAGTTAGATTAAGTCAACGAATATCAAAATATTTTCAAAAATAAAATACTTATTATAAGTAATGGAATTTTTTATAAAACAAAACACAAGTTTACCCATTTTAAAAATGGATGTTATTAGAGACGGAAGAACCGACTCGTGGAAAAACTTTTATGAAATTTTGGATAATGCGAACATCCGATTCTCAATGAAAAGTGAAGACAACGGAATTCAAAAAATATTTATGCAACCGGCATACCTAACAGAAAAAGATAGAACAAATCCGGACTCACCAAGAGAATATTATATCTATTACAAATGGTCGGCAAGAGACACAAATAAAAAAGGAAGATTCATCGGAGAATTTTCGATTGTATTAGAAAACGGAGAGTTGATCGCACCAATAGTTTCAAATTTATATATCAACATCATTTGACATTTTACCATTTAACCATTATTTATTAGGTAAGGGAAATCACAATATTTTTTGTGAGCATAATAACCCAAACTTAAAATTATAGATATGGTTCCACAAGAAGAAATTGAGCGCTTTTTACACGGCGAAGACGACGAGAAATATATTGTCGCATTAGAATACGATTACAAATCAGATAAAATTTTCAAGGTAATACAAGATCCAATCAAAGGAAAACTTTTGAGGATGGATACATTCATCCCATTTGCTTGGGTTGGTGACCTTAGAACAAAAAACTTTTACAAAGGTAATAAAGACTTTCAAAAAAAGGCGATGTCTGAAAACGGCATCATCATAGAAAAATTAGAAGATAGGGGAGACGAAAGATTAAAAAATGGATTGACTTTCTTGGTCAAAACAACAAAATCATATTCAAACCTTGTGAACTTTTTTAAGGGTGGTGGTTTAGATCCGTGGGGTAGAGATAATTCTGATTCTATTACAATACTATCTCCCGTAGAACAATACCTAATCCAAAAAAGTAAAAGACTATTCAAAGGATTTGATGAATATGATGAGATCCACAGGTTTGTATTCGATATTGAGACCACAGGTTTAGATCCCAAGACAAGTAAAATGTTCTTGATTGGAATGAAAGACAACCGTGGCTTCTTAAAATTATTATCAGCACAAAACGAAGATGAAGAACGACAAATGATCATTGAGTTTTTCAAAACCATTGACGAATTAAAGCCGTCACTTATCGGTGGTTACAACTCAGCATTCTTTGACTTTCCGTTTATTTTAAAACGTGCGGAAATTTTAAAGTTAAACATTAAAAAAATATCAAAAACGTTAAAGGCAGATCAACCATTAAAACAAAAAGACGGAATTTTAAAGTTGGCAAATGAGATGGAACCTTATGTTCAAACTCAAATGTGGGGGTATAATATTGTGGATATTGCTCATGCGGTTCGTAGAGCACAAGCAATTAATTCCGACATTAAGAGTTGGTCTTTGAAGTATATCACCAAATTTATTGAGGCAGAAAAAGAAAATCGTGTTTATGTTGAGGGAGATAAAATCGGAAAGATTTATTTTGACAATGAGGATTATTGGATGAATAAAGAAAACGGCAACTATAAAAAAATAGGTATCAACGAAAAGATAGATGAAGTTTGTTCAAGGAGAACTGATATATATGTGAAAACTAACGGTTCAAAAATTATTGAGGACTACCTTGATGATGACCTTTATGAAACTATGATTGTTGACGAACAGTTCAATCAAGCTAACTTCTTACTTTCCAAACTGGTACCAACCACCTATGAACGACTCTCAACGATGGGTACTGCAACATTATGGAAAATGATTATGTGTTCGTGGTCTTATAAAAACAATTTGGCACTACCTAAAAAGAAAGAGAAAAGAAAATTTACAGGAGGTCTTTCTCGTTTGGTTCAGGTTGGTTACTCAAGGAAGGTATTAAAACTTGACTACTCGTCACTATACCCCTCCATTCAGTTAGTTCACGACGTATTTCCTGCTTGTGATGTAACAGGAGCAATGAAAAGTATGTTAAAGTACTTTAGAGATACTCGTATAAAATATAAAAATTTAGCAAGTGAATTTAAAAAAACGGATCCGAAACTTTCAGTCTCATATGACAGAAAACAATTACCAATCAAAATCTTTATCAACGCATTCTTTGGATCTCTCTCAGCACCTCACGTATTTCCATGGGGAGACATTGACATGGGAGAACAGATTACGTGCACAGGAAGACAATATTTACGACAGATGATTATGTATTTTATGACGAGAGGGTATGTCCCACTGGTGATGGATACGGATGGGGTCAACTTTGAGACCCCTGTAGATAGAGAAAACTATACCTATGTAGGTAAAGGACTTAACGGGTTAGTTAAGGAGGGTGAAACCTACGTAGGTGCTGAAGCCGATGTTGCAGAATACAATGATCTATTTATGAGAAACGAGATGGGTCTTGATATTGATGGTGTATGGCCTGCAACCATTAACGTGGCTCGTAAGAACTATGCACTACTCACAGATAAAGGTAAAGTTAAACTTACGGGTAACTCAATTAAATCTAAAAAACTTCAAACGTATGTTGCAGAATTTTTAGATAAAGGGTTAAGAATGTTACTTGACGGTAAGGGTGGTGAGTTTTTAGATTTCTATTATGAGTATGTAAGTAAAATTTACAACAAAGAAATACCTTTAGCAAAAATGGCAAACAAGGCTCGTGTTAAACAATCAATTGACGATTATAAAGTACACATCACAAAAAAAACAATTTCGGGTAGTTTAATGTCAAGGCAGGCTCATATGGAACTTTTAATGAATGCTGGTAAAAAACCAGGTTTAGGTGATACTATTTATTATGTTAATAATGGTGAAAAGAAATCACACGGTGATGTTCAGAAAAAAACAACAAAGATGACTAAAAAACAAATCGAGGATTATACAAAAATTCACGGGGGCGTACCACCTGAAATGTTATCAAAAAGTGAGGTTATCTTAAATTGTTATTTAATTGATGAAAAGGAAATAGAAAATAATCCTGACTTATTAGGTGATTATAACGTAGCAAGAGCGTTAGCAGCATTTAATAAAAGAATTGAACCCTTACTTGTGGTATATAACCCTGACATTAGAAAAGACATCTTAATTGAGAACCCAATATATCAACCAATCTTTACGAAGTCACAAACAGAATTAGGTCGCGGATATCCAATGAAAGAAAAGGATCAAGATAATTTAGATGAGGTCTTAACTTTATCTGATATGGAGATTGTATTTTGGCAAACAGTGGGTATTGATCCATACTATATGTATATTGACAATACTTTGGATCTTGTTGAGAAAAGTAGAGTTGATCACAATAGAAAACTAATGTTGGAGAATAAAGTTAAAAAGTCAGTTGATGTTGATGACCTTTATGAATTTGATGAAGATGGGGATTTAATGTCTTTAGTTTTTGACTAAGAGTTTTTTAGTCCGTCACTAGAAAGAATATACCAATGATCACCAATTTTTCTAAACTCCACACACGAACCTTTAGTTAATTCTACTTCATTGTATTCTTCGTCTATTAGGTCGTTAGATGAAACTAAAACATTTGTAAGTGCTTTTATCACGACGTGGTCGGTAGTTTTAGAGTCTAAAAATAAATTACATTTCTCAACCTCTTTTACCACAATTGCCGACTCACCATTCGTTTTATATTCTTCGTTTGTAACGATAGATAACTCCGATGTTTTTATTTCAACGCCGTTTATAATTTTTTTTGAAGATAAACTTCTGAATATTGCCATAAAAAATTTATATAATAGTATACGGACTGTTAAAAGGTCTGAACTTTAATAACTTGTTTAAGTTTTCTGCCTGTAATGCTTTTGCCTCCATCATTTTATCTGGTCTCAATCTTTCAAGTCTTGTTTTAAGTTCTTCCCATAATAATGTTTTCTCATCTTTTGCTTCAGATTGAAGTGTTGTATACTCCAAAGTTAACTCACTATCGGGAGTTTTAAGGTTACCACTATATTTACCTCTAACTCTTGCCAACGTTTCTTTACAATAAGCGGTAAACCATCTTCTAACCCAAGTTCTTGACGGGTTATTTAATTTATCCCATCGTAATCTTTCTAATGGAACATCTGAAGGTAATCGTACTACATCAGGGTTTTTAGATAAACAATCTTCTCTATCGAAAGTATCATAATACCAATACCATACCTTATGGTCGTTTCTTTTCATATTACCAAAATCAAATTTACCTCCAGGTACATTGTAAAGGTGTATCGCTTTTTTACCTTCTGGTAGTGCGGTAACTCTATATGTTAAATCACCTGAAATAATTCTTCTTTTAATATTAATGTCCGACATTCTTAAAAGTATGTCAGCAGCAGGAGTAATAAAATAGTTACCCGAAGTACCCATTTGTGAGAACCCCGCACCACCACCTAAACCAATTCCACCGAACCCACCGAACCCACCCATAAAAGGGTCAAAATATGCTGCGTCTAACTCAGATCTTGAAAACCATAAAAGTTCGTTTAATTCTCTACCTGCAGGTATTTCGTATATTTGTTGGTTAGGAACCAAATCTATATAATCTTTTTTCAAAACGTAATCACCACCAGCCTGTAACCCTACGATCTTAGAATAGGAGTAAGTGTATTGCGTTTCCCAATCCAAACTTCTGGTTGTTAGTGCTCGTGTAACTGATTGCTCATCTAAATTTAGACCATACACTGAAGTCCATTGTGCTTCAATTAACCAATCTTGTATGTGTTGTTCGTAATCTTCGATTGATAACTCTAAAAGGGAATCTAATTGATCGTCATCAAGTTCAACAGAACGTAGTGGGGCACCTAATAGATTTTTAATCCTTCTATAAAGTGCCTCTCTTTCAGGACCGGTAATTATAACAGTTGTTGCCATAGGTACTTATTTTATATATAAATATCTAACTATTTTGATTTGTTTAATTCTATTCTTGTTAGATATTGATCGTTCACAAATTCCCAATTTACAACCTTCCAAAAATTTTTAACATATTCGTCTCTTTTATTTTTGTATTTTAAATAGTAAGCGTGTTCCCATACGTCTAAACCTAAGATCGGATATCCCCTTTCTTTTTCTGTATTCATTAGGGGGTTGTCTTGATTTGCGGTGGAAACAATTTTTAATCTATTGTTGTCGGTCAAGATTAACCAAACCCAACCAGATCCAAATCGACTTTTTGATTCCTCCTCAAACTTCTCTTTAAATTTTTCAAACGAACCAAAGTTTTTATCAATTTCTTTTTTAATCGGATCTTTAACTGTTTGTTTTTTTGGACTTAACATTTTCCAAAATAATGCGTGATTAAATGCCCCACCACCATTATTTTTAACTTTATTGTTAAACTTTGATATTTTTATTATAATTTCTTCTAAGTCTATATCCTTACCTTTAACCTTTTCTAACTCGGCGTTTAGTTTATCAACATACCCTTTATAGTGTTTTGTGTAGTGAGTTTTCATCGTCTCAGAATCTACAAAAGTTGTTAAAGAATTATAATCGTATGGTAGTTTTTCCATACTTATTTTTTTTATTTCAGAAATAATTGATTCGTTTAAAAATGAGGTATGGTTTAATTTACTCTCGATTAAATCTATTCTTTGATTAATTTTTTTAAATATCATACTAATAAATATCACCTACCATTAGAAATTATCTTTAACATTTCCTCTATCGAAGATGCCTCATCTAATAATAGATCATCCCCCATAACTGTGGATATTATTTTTTTCTTTCTATTTAAGATGTCGTATATCGCACCCTCTATTGTGTTTTCAAAAAGGGGATAGTAAACTGATGTTGAATTTTTTTGTCCAATTCTATGAGACCTATCTTCTGCTTGAGCGTGTTCTGCCGGTACAAACGACAAATCATTCATAATAACCGCTTCGGCCGATGTTAAAGTAATACCAACACCCGCAGCTTTTAGGTTACCAATAAACACTTTAATTTTATCGTTTTCTTGAAAATCATCCACAGATTTTTGTCGATGAGGTTTTGAACAAGACCCATCTAAATAAACCGCACTTTTTCCAAAATGGTCATAAATTGTCCGTAACGTATCTGTAAAGTTTGTAAATATGATAACTTTTTTACCTTGTTCAATAATATTCTCAGCCAACTCAATAGTGTTTTTAACTTTTTCTTCGGCAATAACTTTTCTAACTTTCATTAATTTACCAAATTGGATGGTTAATGATCCGGATTCGTTAGGGTTTTTGTCGTACCAATCATAGTATTCACCCATGAGTTCTTCATAGTCTTTAGACTTTAATCTTAAATAAACAGGTGTAATAATTTTATCGGGTAAATCTAAAACGTCTTCTTTTAGTCTCCTAAGAATGTGTGATTGCGTTCGTTCTCTTAGTTCATCTAAGTTTGATGCTCCCGTAACATTCCAAATTTTTCTATTACCCACAACGAATTGAAACCCATTACAATATCTTTTTGCGTAAGCCATCCAATTTGCTGCGACAGGACTCTCAACTAAACTCAAAAGATTAAAATAGTTCATCGGTCTTGAGGTCATTGGTGTTCCCGTCAATAACCAAACCCTATCAATTTTATCACATAGATCATTAACAATTTTTGTTCTTTGTGCTTGGGGGTTTGATATCATATGAGCCTCATCCATAATAACCAAATCAAATTTTGCATTTAAAATTGTTGATTCGTCTTTCTTTTTTGGATCGTGAAAGTTTTTTAAAATATCGTAATTAATTATTACAAATTCGTGTTCATTTGAAAATTTCTTACCTTCTGCGATATAAACGGTTCTATCTGAATAGTTTTCAATTTCACGTTGCCAATTTATTTTTAAAGATGCGGGACATACTATTAATATTTTTTTTATTTTTGTTTCAAGTGCGGCTATAATAGTACTGGTAGTCTTACCAAGACCCATATCATCAGCCAATATATATTTTTTGTTACCCACCAACTTAGTAATTGCTTCTTTTTGGTGTTCCATTGGAAGTCTATGGTTGTATTTGGTGTAATCAACAATAATGTTTTTCACTTCGTTATCTTTTATAAGTGCGGATTTTGGTAACCAAAAGTCGTGTACGGTGTCACCACTAAATATCTTACCCCATATATGATATGATTTATCTTTCTCAACCAAAAGTTTCTCAACATAAATCTCTGTCGGTTCTTTGGTATACATTTTTTCTTCCATCATTTTTTTACCAAAATACGAATCGAGTTTGACCCATTTTTTTGCGACCTTTGGTGTACGACCGTGAAAATTTATAATGTATTCCGCTTGAGACCTGGTAGGTGTAAACGATTTACTATTTTGTTTTTTGTGTTTTAAATTTAGGATATAGTTATTTGATCCTTCATATTCGTCAAGTAATTGAAGTGACCGTGTTTCGGGAGTTCTTGAAATTAATTCTTCCATAATAATATAAATAAAAATACTAAACAATAATAAATAATCAATCAATGTATTTATAGTTATGGCACAGAATAAAGTCCCAATTACAAGGTTAAATAAGTTTTTTTCTGAAGAAGACTTTGATTTGGATATTAATATGGGTGAGGAATGGTTACATGGGGACATGAATTTCACTTTAGTTTTATACAGAGTCGATAGACAAAGGACTGATAATGACGATGTGTATGGGGAGGCGTTAGAGGACTCGATACAATTTTTAGCTCCTGTCGAATTTAAAGGGTATGTTCAGGTGGAAGCACCTACAAATGTGGATTACGGTTCGTCAAAATTATCACAAACAGAACCAGGTAATGTCAAAGTAGGGGTTTATCAAAAACAACTTGATGAGTTAGGTATTGATATTAATTATGGTGACTATATTGGTTACTATGAAACTGAAGATAGGGTAAGATATTATTCTGTAGTAAACGACGGTAGGGTTTTTACCGATAATAAACATACATATGGCGGGTATAAAAGATTTTATCGATCAATTATTGCATCACCTGTTAACGATAACGAATTTAAAGGTATCTAATGGCTTTACCAAAAAAAATTAAAAAACACTTACCCCTTGTACCTGAAAAGGTGGGGAAAGAAAGAAGAGAAGAGTTATTGGATTTAATAACTAAAGATGGTACGTACCTACCTAAAGGGGTATTACATGCCGATTTGGACAGGGGGATTTTGGATTTTGTTAAGGATAGGTTATCTTTGTCGGTGGATGGGAAAAAAGTACCATCAATAGACAAAATTATAACAAACCAAAACTGGGCTCAATTTACCACAACTTGGAATTTTAACGATCTAGATAAAAACGTTAAACTACCTTTTGTTACAACGGTAAGAATGCCTGAAGTTAAATACGGAACCTTACAAGGTGGTCTTGCAAATATTCCAGAAAGAAGACACTTTCATTATTATACTGTTCCAACATGGGACGGTCAAAGAAAAGGTGCTGACGTTTATAAAATTCCACAACCCATTCCGGTTGATATAACATATAATATTAAATTATTTTGTAATAGAATGAGGGAATTGAATGAGTTTAATAAAATATTCATGCAGACTTTTACATCAAAACAAGCTTATATAAACGTAAAAGGACATTATCTACCGGTTATGATGGACGAAGTTTCTGACGAATCCTCTAAAGAATTAGAAAAAAGAAAATATTATATTGCCAATTATAAAATAACATTAAAGGGGTTGTTAATTGACGAAGAGGAATTCCAAGTTTCACCAGCAATTACAAGAGCACTTACAGTTATTGAGGTTGACACCAAAATTAGAAAAAGAAAGGCAAAAATAGAACCACCAAGAACAAATAATTTTAATTTAGATATTACTTTTTTAAGTGGGGTAACACAATTAAGCGAGGTATTTAACTATACTGCCGATATTGTAATCCAAAGTACAGACAACGTAACATCGTATTCCGTATACATAAATAATAATTATGTTGGTGACGATTTAAGTACAATACAAATAACTACTAACGATACTTTAAAAATTATTGTGGTTAAAAATGATAATACAAAGACCTCTACGTTAAAGTCTGTGGCGTATTTGGTTTAATTATTCTCCGTATATATCCTTTTCTTTTTGACAAGTTTTTAAAATTAACGTTTCTAAAAACTTATACAACTTTAATCCCTTTTCTTCGCAGTATTTTTTTAAAACGTCGTGAGATTCTTCTGAAATCTTTATATTCTTTATTTTTTTCATGTTAAGATAAATATTTAAAAAGGTAGAAAAAAGGTAGAATTTTTTCATACTATTAAATTTTTTATTAAAAAACCTTATGTTTTTTGCATTTAATCAAGGTATTTATATATAAAATAAAACATTAAAAACAAAAACATTTAAAAATGGCTTCATCTAACAAAGTATTTGTATCACCCGGAGTATATACTTCAGAGAGGGATTTAACATTTGTTGCACAAAGTGTGGGTGTAACAACATTAGGAATTGCTGGTGAGACTTTGCAGGGACCGGCATTTGAACCGATATTTATTACAAATTTTGACGAGTTTCAAGTGTACTTTGGGTCTACTAGTCCTGAAAAATACGTAAACACCCAAATACCTAAATACGAAACTGCTTACATCGCTAAATCTTATTTACAACAATCTAATCAACTTTTCGTAACGAGAGTTCTTGGTTTATCAGGATATGATGCGGGACCATCATGGTCTATTACAACAATGGGTAACGTTAATCCGGCAACAATATCAGCAACAGGAAATAGTGCGACTAACGTCACTTTTAACTTTACAGGTCTAACAGGAACACCATCTTCTGTACAATTTACTGTTCCTGCACCGCTTTCTTCAGTGGTAGGAGCGACTTATACAAATTTTGATAACTCAACATCAACAATATATAGTGATATCCAATCTTACATATTAAACGAAATAAACTTATTCTCAACAGGAACTGTTGGTTCTGGTACTACGGCTCAGTTTTGGGGTAGTGTTAGTGGGGGTTGTTTAAACTCAATCACTGCAGATTCTATCAATACTGTAACCGCAATTACGGAAACATACGGTGTAAGTAGTATTGATGTCGCTAACAATACATTATCAGCATCAACAAACGATCCTTGGTTCTATTCTCAATTCACATATTCACAAAATCCATCAACTGATGCATCATCATATCTTGGTTTTGGTTTTGGTATTAGTTTAGATTCAATGTCTACAGGTACAACTGCAGGTTCTTATTCAGGATCTTGTAATATTAGATTTACTAATTATTCGGGAACACCTTACTTAGAATATGATGATTTAGTTATTGCGACTTTAAGATCAAGAGGTATCTCAACATATTCGTCAACACAGGCCGGTCCAAGTTACGAAGTTTCAGGAAAATCAAACGTTGTAATGATTACTTCAGGTCAATATTCTGGCGTAACAAAAGATCCATTCCAAACGTTTCAAATTTCAGGTGTTACTCAAGACGGTGATAATTTTAGTTTTGAAACATCATTATTAAGTACGGATTCTAATTACTTGTCTAAAGTATTCGGTAGAAGTAACTTCGGAAAAGATAGAACTCAAGTACCTTTATTTGTTGAGGAGGCTTACCCATCGTTATTGACTACAGGTTATAGATCAGGAAAAATCAGAGGTTTATATAATGATTGGATCGATTTAGGTGGTGTTAGACAAAACGATAGTCAGTCAATCGCATTTTATCTTGAACAATTCCAAACACCTGAAACACCATATTTTGTTTCTGAACTTAGAGGTAATAAAGTCTATAAACTTTTCAAAACTAGATTAATCTCTGACGGTAACGCCGCTAACAGATTGGTAAAAATATCAATTGCAAATATGTCGTTTAATAATTTAACTTTCGATGTCTTTGTTAGAGATTTCTTTGATACCGATCAGAATGTTAGAGTTGTTGAAAGTTTCACTAACTGTTCTATGGATCCGTCAAATAATAACTACGTCGCTAATAAAATCGGTACATCAAACGGTGAATATCAAGTTAAGTCTAAATATATTATGTTAGACATGAGTGACGAAGCACCTATAGATGCACTACCTTGTGGTTTTGAAGGGTACAATATGAGACAATATAGTAACGCAACACCACCATTTATGGTTTATAAAACAAAATATTTACAACCAGGTGAAGTGATTTATAACCCTCCTTTTGGATCATCTAACGGTGGAGATAATCCGGTAATTTCAAATGGTGAAAACCCAAGAAGAGCTTACTTAGGTATATCTAATATTACAGGAATTGATTACGATTTCTTTGAGTATAAAGGAAAACAAGTACCGGTTAATATTGGTACAGATACTGAAGGTATTGATTGGGGTTATATGACAAAAGGTTTCCACATGGATAGTGGAGCGACTATCGTAACGATGTATAACGCACTTCTATCAGCAACAACTTCGGCATTTGAAGTGGGTGTAGGGTCGTTTAATAGTGAACCTGATGATACTAACAACCCTTATTATAGATTAAATACTCGTAAATTTACAGCATTACCTTATGGTGGATTTGACGGATGGGATATCTATAGAGAGTACAGAACAAATAATGATTCATTCGCATTAGGTCAATCAGGATATAAATACGGAGCAGAAGCATCAATCACATACCCTACGGCAACAGGATGGGGAGCGTTTAAACAAATTTCAGGACCAAACCAAGAGACTTGGGCTAACACTGACTATTACGCATACTTATGGGGTCAATCAACATTTGCAAATCCAGAAGCGGTAAACATTAATATATTTACAACTCCGGGTATTGATTATGTGAATAACCAAAATCTTGTGGAATTAGCAATTGATATGGTTGAAACAGATAGAGCGGATTCTATTTATGTGTGTACAACACCTGACTTTAATTTATTCTTACCTACGTATAATGATTTAGAAGAAGGTTTAATTTATCCTCAACAAGTTGTAGATAACTTAGAAAACACAGGTATCGACTCTAACTATACCGCAACTTATTACCCATGGGTTTTAACAAGAGATACAGTAAATAATACACAAATTTATTTACCGGGTACTGCAGAGGTAACTAAAAACTTAGCATTAACCGATAACATCGCTTTCCCTTGGTTCGCATCTGCGGGTTACACAAGAGGTATCGTAAATGCTATTAAAGCACGTAAAAAGTTAACACAAGACGATAGAGACACACTTTATAAAGGTAGAATTAATCCAATCGCAACCTTCTCTGATGTTGGTACAGTGATTTGGGGTAACAAAACTCTACAAATTAGAGAGTCTGCACTTGATAGAATCAACGTAAGACGATTGTTATTACAAGCACGTAAGTTGATTTCAGCAGTAGCGATAAGACTATTGTTTGAACAAAACGATGATAAAGTAAGACAAGACTTCTTGGATTCTGTTAACCCGATTTTGGATTCAATCAGAAGAGATCGTGGTTTAATTGATTTCCGTGTGACGGTATCAAACACTCCTGAAGATTTAGATTCAAACACTTTAACAGGTAAGATTTTCTTAAAACCAACAAGAGCGTTAGAGTATATCGACATCGAGTTTGTTATTACACCAACAGGAGCATCTTTTGATGACGTATAAATAAAAAAATAAACTAAGTGGGGAGTAGAAATATTCCCCATTTATATATTTATATTAAAAATAACACAATGAAAATCGAAAAAAAAATCATTAAAGAAAGTGTAGGTGATCAAAATATTAATAAAAAATCATTTTCTACTAAGAAACAAAACATAATAATAACTGAAGCTCAATTAGAATATATTTTATCAAAACTTAACAAGTAATGGATATTAAAAAACACATATATATACAAGTACTTAAAAAAAGAATTAATGAGGGGTTGGTCGATGATTACGAAACAAAAGAATTAAGACCTGACTTAAAGTATTATGCATTTGACTGGGACGATAACTTAATGTTTATGCCAACAAAAATAATGGTTATGTCTGAAAATGATGATGAGATCGGTATGTCAACTGAAGATTTTGCTGAACACCGAACTCAAATCGGTGTGGAACCTTTTAAATATAAAAGTGCAACAATTATTGGTTTTGCTAATGAACCGTTTAGGTTTTTCCGAGAAATGGGTGATAAAAGGTTTGTGGTCGACTCAATGACTGCACCACTTGGTCCAGCTTGGAATGACTTTGTTGAATGTATTAATGGTGGATCTATTTTTGCAATAATCACCGCTCGTGGTCACAATCCTGAAACTTTAAAAGAATCGGTTTACAATCTTATAATGTCAAACAAAAATGGTTTAAATAGAAAAAAACTTGAGGAGAGTCTTAGACAATACGATTTATTAACCTCTGAAGGGATCTCTGAAGATATTAGACCAAATAGGAACACAACCATAGAACAATATTTAAATATGTGTAAATTCCATCCGGTTTCTTATGGAAGTGGTAGTGCGGCATCTCCTGAAGAAGGAAAAAACAAAGCACTTAAAGAGTTTATTTCATATTGTAGAGATTTGGCCAAAAATTTAATACAGTTCATTTTAAAGAAGAATCCAAATATGGATCTTACCGATTTGGTTCCAAAATTTAAAAATGACGTAGCAATGGATGAACCGGTTATTAATGTTGACGAATTTGTAAATAGACACACAACTATAGGGTTTTCAGATGATGACCAAAGAAATATTGAAGCATCATCAGAATTTTTAAATAAAGAGTATGAAAAAAATCCAGTTAATTTATACTTAACTAAAGGAGGTAAAAAAACTAGATTTAATTAAGATACTAGTAAAGAAATATTACAAAATAAAAAAAAGTAAAGACAAAAAAATAAATAACACAATATTTATATAAAAAATAAAAATACTAAAAATAAGAAAACATGGCTGATTTATTAATGAAAATGCCCTTTCAATATGAACCTAAAAGAAAAAATAGGTTTATTTTAACTTTCCCTTCTTCGTTGGGGATAAACTCTTGGTATGTTGAAAGCACTTCAAGACCTAAAATAGAAATTGGATCTACAGAGATTCCTTTCTTAAATACGTCAACATATGTTGCTGGTAGATTTAAGTGGGGATCTATTGATGTTACGTTTAGAGATCCGATCGGTCCTTCGGCTTCACAAGCACTTATGGAGTGGGTTCGTTTACATGCAGAATCTGTTACAGGACGTATGGGATATGCTGCCGGTTATAAAAAAGACATCGATTTAGAAATGTTAGACCCAACAGGGGTAGCAGTTGAAAAATGGATCTTACAAGGTTGTTTCTTAACCAATGTTGATTTCGATTCATTAGGATATAGTGAAGATGGATTAATTACGGTTAAAGCTTCAATGCAACCAGATAGATGTATTTTGGTTTACTAAAACAAAATTAAAATATTTTTTAAGAACCTCACCAACAAAGTGGGGTTTTTTATTTACATAGAAAATAGTTAAAGTATTTTTATAATAAAAAAACTATGGATCAATCAGCATTATACGGACAACAAGATTTTTCTCTACCACATGACGTGGTAAGACTACCTTCTAAGGGTATATATTACACACCAAGACGAGAGTCAATTAAAGTGGGGTTTCTAACGGCTAACGATGAAAACATTTTAATGTCACAAAATAATTCGAAAGAAGGTATTATATATACATTATTAAAACAAAAAATTTACGAACCAAATTTTAATGTGGATCATCTTTTAGATGTCGATGTTTCTGCAATTTTAATATTTTTAAGAAATACCGCCTTTGGACCTGAATATAGTTATACTTTAAAGGATCCTGCAACAGATAAAACATTTGATATTACTATTATATTAGATGAGTTAAAATATATCGACTCACCTCATACTGCAGACAACGAGGGGTATTTTACAACCAAACTTCCAAAAAGTGATAAATCAATTAAAGTTAAATTATTAAATTGGGGAGAAATAAAAGAAGTTGATAAAATGGTTGAAAAATATCCAAAAGGTATGATTGCTCCTGTTGTCACAAAAAAATTAGAACAACAAATTGTTGAAATCGATGGAAACAAAGATAAAGGACAAATTTCAAATTTTATTAAAAACATGCCAATTATGGATTCAAAACATGTTAGAAAGTTTATACAGGAATGCGAACCATCAATCGATTTAAAACAAGAAGTAATAGCCCCGTCAGGAGAAAGAGTAACATTTAGTGTTACCTTTGGGGTTGACTTTTTTCGTCCTTTCTTCTCAGTATAAAAAACTACTTTTAGACGAAACCTACTATTTAACCAAACTGGCTAATTTTTCTTATTCAGATATTCTAATCATGCCGACTTTTGAACGTAAGTATTTTATGAATAAACTAACGGAGGAATATCAAAAAAAATAATTTAACCTATTTATAAGAAAAACTAACTATGCTATTTTTATTTGGAGAAGCACCAAAAGCACAATCAGATGATAAGGTTGTTGAGCAAACGACAAAAGGACAAGGAGTTATAAACCAACTCTCCACACTTACAACCGCATTAACTGAATGGGTTTTACCTAATAGTGTTGAGAATCTTAATAAGGTATTTAAAAACGTTACTGAACAACTAACAACTCAGGAAGATTCTGCTTTGGCCCTTCAAAAGACAATGGGAGGAGTATCTATTAATGCCGAAGGGTTTAGACACATACTTCAAGAATCATATCTAGAAACATTAAATATAGGAGGCACATTTAAAGACTCGGCAGAAATTGTACAGGGATTAGCTGGAGAGATGGGAAGAATTGTTAGTATATCAACGGAAGTAACAACACAATCAATACAATTTTCCAAGGCAACAAATATGACAAGCTCCGAAACCGGTAAAATGGTTGCCGAATTTAGTAAATTTGGTGGCACACAAGAACAGTCGATTGGTAAAATGTCTGAGTTAGGTAAATCCGCAAGAAAAAGTGGGTTAGATGCTAAAAGTTTTACAACTGAAGTTGCAAAAAATTTAAAACAAGCGAGTTTATTTGGTTTTAAAGGTGGTGTAAAAGACATTGAAGAAATGGTTAAAAAAACCAAACTTCTTGGTACTAGTATGGAAAAATTACAAATTAAAGGTGCTGCTGAAAAATTACTTGATCCCGAAACTGCGATGCAAACCGCTGCGAGTTTACAAATGATAGGTGGAAATATAGGTGCGTTAGGTAACCCATTCCAACTATTACACATGGGTCAAAAAGATATGAAAAAACTTACAGATGAAGTTTTAAATATGGCTAAGGCAACGTTTACATTTGATAAAGAAACGGGAGCATTCGCACAGACAACTGAAGATATGTACGCGTTAAGAGCACAAGCAGAGGCTTTAGGTATTAATTATGAAGAAACTGCAAATGCTGGTAAAGAATTGGCTAAATTGGATTTCATTAAAAGTAGTACAAAATTATCAGAAAAAATAACAGATGAGGATACTCAAAATTTAGTTGCAGGATTGGCTCAAATTAGTAAAGAAGGTACTGTTAGTATAGAACTACCAGGACTAAATAAATCTTTCTCTTCGTTGGACGATGCGTTAGCTGACCCTAAATTCATGTCTTCGTTAGAAGAATATCAAAAAAATGCGGCCTTGAGCGATAAAGACTTGACATTAAAACAAATGTCTATTGCCGAAAAACAAGCCGCGGACACTAATGTTATTAAAAATGCGGTTTTGGCTAATTTAAGTGCAACTAAAAAAGAATCAGTTTTGATGCAAAGTATTGCAGAAAATTCTGAAATGATGGGTACGGCAGGAAAATCCCTCGCAACGGGTGTTGCTGGAGAATCTGCAGATGCAATAACAGCAATAAATACCAAGGCTACAGAAGCCGCAAAAACAACAATTAATTTACTTAAAAACTTTAAACCCGGTGAGTTTGTTGATGGACTTGTTGGTGGTATTGGAAAAGAACCAGATAACGGAGGTCTTCCTAATGTTGCTGGCGATCAACAAACACCTGTTATTGAAACCAAGCCTCTTCCTAATGTTGCTGGAGATAAGACTCTTCCTACTGTTGCTGGTGGCTCAACCCCTCAACCTACACCAGTACCAGACGGACTTTTCTCCGCTGGATCCCCCCCAATGATAATGTCAAAAGGAAAAATTTATGAGGGATTAAAAGAAGATTCTGTATATGTAGGTACCGATTTTGAAAAAATATTTGAAAGAGGTAAAGCAGCAACTAACGTATTATCGGAAATGATGGCTAAAGGTGGTGCTGGTGGTTCAAATACAGAAGTTTCAGGTAAAGTGGATTTTGGTGAAATTAAGGTAAAGATAGATGCTCCTGGCGTTGATACGTCTATGTTAGATAAGGCATTAAACAGTAGACAATTCACCAACCAAATTATGTCAATGGTTGCGAATCAGAAATCTTTCTATACAAATCAAGCAACCCTACAAGGATAAAAAATATAATTCAACCTATTTATAAATAAAAATTGAATGGAAAGCCCATTATCATTTAACTCTAGTGAAAATTTTAGAAAAAAATTACTTGTAAGGAATTTAAAACCTTACAGGGTTGATGGTAATTTTGGCGATTACTCAAGCCCCGCAACATCAGAATTTAACCTAATTGATTTTTCAGTGATAGATTCACCTACCGTTGATGTGGTAGGAAACAACCAAGAAAAATATTTGTATAAACAAAACAAATATGGACCACAACAAACAAACTCAACTTACGGAGACACTATTACTATTAACAGAAACTTAAATACAAGTACAAATTATGGTGAGTACGATTTTTCTGATAGTGTTGGAAGTAAGTTAGAAACCATTGGTGACTCACAAGAAAATTTATTATACGTAAAAAATCTTTATGGTCCTACAGAATATGGTACGTCTTACGGTAACGTCGTTAATGTGAATGTAACCCTTTTAAATAATAGTAATTTAGGTAATTACGGTTACATACAAACAGTTGGATCAAAATTAGAATTAATTGGAGACACAAAAGAAACCGAACTAATTGTAAAGAACGTATATAAGCCAAACGATCAAAATAATTTTGGAGGAACGGTATGGTACATTAATAACGATAAAACCATATTTACAAACGGATCAGGACAATACTCAATTGTAGATACTGAAAATAGTGTGTTATCTCAAGTTGGTAACGTACAAGAAGTATCTCTAAGAATAAAAAACAAATACACACCAGACCAACAAGGTGATTTTGGTCCAACCAAATATACAATTAATAATGATTTAATTTTAGGGTCTAACGAGGGTGAATATAATTTTTTGGATACTGTTGGAAATAGTTTGGAAGTTATAGGTAAAGATGAAAAGATAAGACTTATAGTTAGAAATGAATACAGACCTGAAGGTGGCCAAAGTCAAACCGAAGTTTCTCCATTCACTCTAATACCTAGACCAATCGCATCTAAAGGTAATTACAATTATGGTGACACATTAAATAGTGATCTATTTTTAGAGGGTAAATTAGACAGACCACAACTTATTGGATTAAATCAATATGGACCTGATCAACCAAGAAGAGAACAACCCGTAAATCAAAATAACCAAACAAACTCAAACGAAGGTGAGTATGGGTTCCCTGATACTGTTGAAAGTCCATTAGAACTAATAGGAGAGGTCAATTTAGAACAACTAACAATTAATAGTTATAGACCCGAAACAAACAATTTAGGAATTGCTGATCCGAACATAAATTTACCTAAAAAACCAAACAAAGGAATTTATAATTTTAATGATACAATAAATAGTGAGTTACAAATCGTGGGTACTTCAAAAGAAGGACAAGCATATGGAAAAAACAAATATGTTACAGGTACAGGAACTTATGAAGTTTTAACTATTGATGATTTACAAATTAAAACAATTGGAACAGCATATGCTGATGGATTAAAAACGTTAGGGTATATACCATCAACATACACCCCATACAATATATTATTAGCCGATAACCCAACAGGGTCTAACGGTAAACTTTCACAAGATTCGGATTTGGCGAGTTTAGGTGCTAAACAACTACAAAGAGAGTTTAAACATAGAGTCGCCTTAGAACTTATATCTCAAACATTAGGTAGAGTAAACGCATTAACCTCAAGTGTTAATCCGGATAGTGGAGAAATTTCAGTAAAACCAAACTTAGATCCGTTTAATGCTATTGGAATCTTGAGTGGGACTATACCTGTATTGGCTCGGAATTATAAAATTAGTTCACCACAAGGACTTATAGGTGATGCCGTTGGGTTCGCAGCAAGACTTGCTGGTCTTTATTCACCGGTTTCTTTAATACCGGGTGAGTATTTTGATTATCCAAAAAGACGGTTATTAAATCAACTAATTGAAAATCCAATAGCTCCGTTGGTTCAGGGAGTTTTAGGGGCGATAAGAAAATTAACAGGAGCCGATAGTAAAACCTCATCCGATTTATTTGTAAATAACACATCTGAAGCAACTAAAAGTTTGTTGTATGATCAACTTTTTTATAACGAATATAGACCTGATTACCGACTAAACACTCCATTAAATCCAAATTTATTTTCACCGGCACCAAATTATTATGTCGGGACAAGAAAGGGTCAGATAACTGAATTGGTTTCTCCGATTAGTGAACAAGCACAAGATAAAAACGGTGATCCAAGTGGAGGTGCCGTTTTAAGTTATAGTAATATAGGAAAAGATTTTGAAGGACAAAAAATAACAGAAATATATACCGGATTTAACACTAGACCATACTATGATGGTTTAAATGGTGTACAAGGAGGATTGACATGGATGTCAAAAAATAATTACATAGAAAAATACCAATTTGTCGGACCAGGAGGAAAAACGGTAAACACGTTAGGTCAAGGGCTAGGTAAAGATAATACATTCTATCAAAGTAATGTTTTTGGTATTCAGTTTGATTCAACACAATCAACTAAAAACGACTTTACTAAAGGGTCTATTTTAGATATAACACAAAAATTAGTTGACGCTGGAAATAAATCCAGCATGAAATTAGAACATGTTGGTAATGCAATTAATCAATTATCTAAAGTTTTTAACGACGGATATGTAGAATTAACTAAAGGATCTAGGGTTGTTAGATACACAACAAAGACCTCAAGTCCAGCATCACCAGATGGTAAAGATGTTGTTGGTTATGAGTATTGTCGATTGTTTACCAAAGATAGACCATATATGACTTACGATGAGTTACAAAAAACTGATGGTAATATAAGAAAATACACAAACTCCGTTTTAGATAAAACGTTTAATTTGAATATCGCACCAATTAGGGGTAACGAGTCAACAAACGTACAAAACGGTAAGGTAAAAAAATATATGTTATCTATTGAAAATTTATCATGGAGAACATCGAACAAACCGGGATACACCTATGAAGATTTACCTGACTGTGAAAGAGGACCTTTTGGTGGTAGAATCATGTGGTTTCCACCTTATGAGTTAGATTTTGATGAAAGTATACAAGCCGGATGGACAGACCATACGTTTTTAGGTAGACCTGAACCGGTATATACCTACCAAAACACAAGTAGAAGTGGTAATATTGGTTTTAAAATAATTGTAGATAACCCATCAATAACAAATCTTTTAGTTGAAAAAGAATTACAAGAATTATCTAATAATTCTGAAGTATCTAAAGTATTAGATTCGTTTTTTGCTGGATGTTTAAAATATGATATTTACGATTTAGCAAAAAGATATAGACAATTTACACTAAAAGATATTTTTGACACCGTAAGTTATTTAGATGATGAAGAGGTTGATAAATTAACTGAAGTTTTACCTGCTGAGAATGTTGACGGAGACCCTGTTGTCGTTAATGACTACAGCGTACCAAGTGCCACAACCAGTGCAACGACTGCAACAACCGCATCAACTGCAACAACCGCATCAACAGTTACGGAATTTAATTTAGTTGAACCTATAGTGTATTTTAGAAATGACTATCCAGATCCTAAAACAACTAATGAGACAACAACAAAAAATATAAAAGACTTGTTTGACGATTATAAAACAAAAAGAGACTCATATAAGAAAAACAGTCTTAAAAAGATTATAAAGTACAACGATGCAACATATAAAGATTATACAAGTACAATCACTTCGTTACCTAATGCATCAACACAAACATGGTTAACTGAATATATTGACTGTAGAGAGGAATCGATGGATGCGTTTTTTGATTATGCGGAAACCGAATTTAAACAACTTCAAAATTTCTTAACCGAATTATCGAAAGCACTAAAATCGGGATCTGAAATTAAATTTAAATTGATTGGATCAGCATCTGCAATTACAACGGATACCTATAATGTGTCACTATCAAAAAGAAGAATAGATTCTGTTTTAAATTATATAAAACAATTTGCTTATGATGGACAAACTTTAGAAACGTACATTAAAAATAAAAAATTAACTATAGAACAAGACGCTAAAGGGGAAGAAGAAACGATTCAAGACGCTAAATATAAATCTATAAGTTGTACAAAAGAATTTCTTACAATAGGACAAGAGGGTGTGTTTTCAATAAACGCCATGGCTTGTAGAAGAGTTAGGGTTTCAGATATTGTTATTACTAATCCACAACCACAAAAAACTGAAGAGGACAAATCAAAAAATGAAGTACAAAAAGAAATAGAAAAGGCGGAATTTGTTTTACCAGCAAAAGAAGAAGATGACGAAAAAAAAGATACGCAAAATTTAAAAATAACAGAAAAAAGAAAAGTACAAAGAAAAAGAGGAGAACCAAGAAAAGACCTAACAAAAAAATTATTAAGAAAATTACTTACAGAATGTAATTATTTTGATTTGGTGAAACAATCTAATCCCATGATTTATGATGGGATAAAAGAAAAAATAAAATATTTCCAACCAGCATTCCATTCAATTACTCCTGAAGGTCTTAATTCTCGTTTAGTATTTTTACAACAATGTATGAGACCTGGAGACACTATACCTACAGTTAGTGAAGTGAACGGTGGTAGCACCACTTTAGTTTATGATGATGTAATAAATAGTGTATTTGGTGCCCCTCCTATTTGCGTTTTAAGGGTTGGTGATTTTTGGCATACAAAAGTTGTTTTTGATTCTTTAAGTATAACATACGACGATTCTTTATTAGACTTAAACCCTGAAGGTATTGGAGTTCAACCGATGATCGCCACAGTAAAAATGGGATTTAATTTTATTGGTGGACACGGTTTGGCTGAACCTGTTGCAAAACTTCAAAACGCACTTTCATTTAATTATTATGCGAATACTGAAATGTATGATGAAAGAGCAGAAGCAACTGAAGATGTAACGTCAAAATACGACGCAGAACTTTTAAAAAGTATTAAAGACGAATTAGGTATTATTGATAACTTTAATAGACCAGCAACTAATGATGGTGGTGTAACTATAGGTGCTATTACTAGTAATTATTTTGATCCGGATACGGGAATAATTACTGGAGATATAAACTATAAAGACATTATGAAAGACATAACGGTTAAAACTAAGTCTTATGCTAACACAACCGTTAACTCTCTTGAGACTTTATATAGTAAACAATTACTTGGCGGTATATCGATCTTAACTGACGAAAGAAAATACTCAAAAGGGTATTTTGATTACTTGAGCGGTAACACGAGTAGTGGAGCAACCATTTTTGGTAAAAGTGAAAAGATACAACCAAAAGTTGATAATCTATTTGAAAAAATAAAACAAGACATTGAAATTGAAACAATTCCAATTCTTAGAGGAATGGCAACACAAGGGTTTACAAAAGATGATATTAGAAAAATTAAAAATAAACTTAAGCAAATGGCTGAAGCACTTAAACAATTATATTTGTCAGATCTTGAAACGGCCAACGCCACGATAGTTAAAGATGAACTTCCATTAATACGATTAGTAGATCAAATAAATTATGTTGCTGATACAACAGACGGATATATTAATAAAATGGGTGGGGTGGTTGTTTATGGTATATCAGGAACATCAAAAGTTAATGTAAGTAGTGTCGGTGTTACGAACACTATTAATGAACTTAAACAAGACTTCTTTAAGATTTGTTCTGATTTAAACGAATTAGATACAAAACTGAGTGTTAATATAATACCAACAACATCCAAGACAAAATATAATGAAAATTTTAGCAACGATATTGGGTTAGAGACAACAGGATTAGTAGGTGTTGAAAACAGATGTTTTATGGTTTTTGGTAAATCAATTTTAGAAGATCCTGTTAAGTTTATAACTACGGTTACTGAACCAGTTAAAAATACACCAACGGACATTAATTGGCAACCATTTATTTCAAAAAACGTTGGGTGGGTAACGGAGTTAAATTTGGCGACAGGTCAATTTAAAAATGAACCGGCAACTACCGGATTATACCCTGACTATAAAAAATCAAAAACAAAAACGGACGAGTATTGGAAAACGTTTAAAGATAGTTACTACACTAATAAATTTACAAATTATATTCCATATAATTTAGACAAGACAAGACAAATGACATACTCTAAAATACTAAGTCCGGCGGATGTTCAACAAACTAATTTAAAAGACATCTACTCAACTGTTAACTCAACATGGGATAAATTTAACCTTAAAAATACATTAAACTAATATGTCACAATATTATAACAGATACGAAAACTTTTTAATAAACGGACAACAAACGGTTGTGCCTTTTTTACAATTACCACAAAGAGTAAGTGACCAAAAATATATCTATAGAACAGGACAAAGTAGGTTAGATAAAATAAGTTATGAGAAATACGGCACACCATATTTTGGATGGTTAATTCAAATGGCTAACCCACTATACGGAGGTTTAGAGACTGATATTCCTAACGGAACCATTTTAATTATACCTTTTCCATTAATTGCTGCGTTGCAAGACTACAAAAGTGCGTTAGATACACATATTTTTTATTATGGCAGGTAAACAAACTAAAAACGTTTTTATTGAAACACAATACGACAATATTGTTTTAATAGACCCAAATAAATTGTCGGACACGGAAGGTAAAGGAGTATCTCGATTGGTTGACCACGAGGATTTGGTTTATTATGCAAATTTAGAAACGTTTATTATACCAAGAACAAAACTTGCGATAGGTGAAAGTTTTGACAATAGTGTTGTTAATACAACTATTGCTAGTTTGACCAGTGATACGGATCTTAAAATAAACTTTTTACAACCAAAAGGTAAGAAAGCCTTTGATACAAGTTGGTCGGATCAATTTACAGGTAAAGAATCAAGACAAGGACAATCATCAAATCAAAAATTTGAAAATAATACAACAAGAAACGGACGACCAACATACGTTAATAGAGTAGAAAAGTTTGAGGACACTCAAATCTTAGGTATTAAAACAATTAATGTTACTGTTGCTGCTATGGGAGTACCAAAGGTTACCATAGAAATGGTTGACGTTCAAGGGAAGATGTTATTTGAACAAGGTGAAAATTCAATGTATTCGGTATTTTTTACTTTTCCCTACCCAATTTTTTATTTAACACTTAAAGGGTATTATGGTAAGGCTATTAGATATAGGTTATCTTTAGTTAGTTTTAATTCTAAGTATGATAGTGGTAGTGGAAATTTTAATATTACATTAGAACTTATAGGTAAATTTACGGCATTGTTGTTTGACACACCATTAAGTTATGGTAGGACGGCACCTAAAATGTTTCCTGCCCAAGTTACTGTAAGAAATAATACACAATCTACCGATACAACAATAGTTGAAACAACGAGGGGTCAAATTATTTTAGATGAGGTTTATGACACATATAAAAGAAAAAAATTAATACCTGAAGATTTTCCACCATACACAATAGACACATTTATAACTGCGGTATCTAGTTATGAGACTAAACTTTTGGCTAGTATAAAAGAAGGTGATTTTGCGGTTTTAAACGACGTACAAAGATTTAGAGAGATATTGACAGACCTTAAAGTGACTGTATATACAAACGCTAAAAAAAATTATTTGGATGGGGGGGCTTTTTATGTGTATGAAAATAAAAAATATTACCCATTTAGGAAGTCAATAAGTTTGGCTGACAGAGAAAAGTATAAAGCATTAACTGAAGAAAGAATTACATATTTTATCGAAGAGTTAAGAAAAAACAAAACATTTGGAGAGAACGGGAAATATAAAAAGTCGGACGGGAACTCATTATCAACAGAGATTAATGTTTGGTCTAAAATACGAGGTAAAGGATCGGTAATAAAAGTTTTTCCATTGCAACAATGGTTTGAAAGTAAAAACGACATCAATAATACACAATACTATAGGACCGGTAGAAAACTAGATTTAACCACAACTGAGGGTCAAAACCAATTAACAAAATTTATTAATGACGAAAGAACTATTGCTCCCGGAAAAGTTTTAGATTTAATAACAAATCAATTAGTGGACGAACCGTTAGACATGTATTATTTTGGAGACAAAAGATTTGATGACGGGGTGTATGAAACTAACAGTTTTTTAGATATAGTAAACGACGCATTAAAACAACTTGAGGTTAAAGAAACTCAAATCGATGATGATTTATCTAAAATTTTAGCCGATAGAGTAGTTAACAGTAAATCTGGAATAGGGTTTAAACCAACAATAAGAAACATATTTGCAATACTTTTTGCGGGTGTTGATACCTTCTATCGACTAATGGAAGAGACACATCAAAATGCGTGGGACGTAAGAACAAATACACAAAGATTGTTATCTGTAATTCCACCCGAAAAAAACTTCTCAACTGATGGTTTAAATAGTATACAAAAGGAAAGTGGGCAGTTAAATAATGAGAATATTGTTTATCCGTGGCCATTATACTTTACAAAAGAAAGAAAAGATAATGGTAGTGAACAATATACACTTCAGTATCCAGGAGACCAAAAAATTATTAATCAAACACAAGGTTGGAATACACAGATTTGGCCTGAAGTATATTTTGTTGAGGAATTTATAAAGGCGTCTTTAACTAAAGAAACTTTAACTAAAACGAACATATTTAATAATCCAAAATCAGATACCACTTTAGCTAGCCCAAATGCGTTATTTTTTCCTTTTTATACTTTACCATATGAGAATGTGGATTCTGTGTCTGTTATGTATGAAATTTTAGAAAGAGCCATCATAAATTCTGAATATAATCGATTTGATTATGAGGAAGCGGAAAAACAACAAATTGATTTATTATTTGCAAACATTGAAGGACAAAATGTTGTTACATCAATATCGTCAAGTTTAGAACTTCAAAACTTATTAAGAGAGTATAAATTTAACTATAATAATTTTTTAGAATTTTTAAAAAAAATATCTAATAATGGTGTCGGACAAAGTTGGATAAACTACACGAGGAACATTTTTAACAATCAATATATTATAGAATCTTTAAACGAACAAAAAGAAATTTATAGTATAGAAACGATCAAACCAACAACATCATTAACAATATCAACCGACGATTTATACTTGTCTAAAAACTTAAAAAACTATTTAGAAAGTACTAAAACTTCTAAGTCTGATGTTTTTGATACATTCCCATTTAATAATTTTAATTGGATGAAATCTAATTTATCGAATGGGGCATCTTTAAATGCTAAAGAAGATTTCTACGATACGACAAAAACTTTTATCTATTTAGCCGATAAAAAAACCATTGCTAGGTTAGACCAAACAGAAACAAAAACAGGAATACAACCCTTTACGTCAAAATATTCATTTGGAAATTCACTACAACCTTATTTAAGTAACGTAACAAATGGTATAAAAATATTTGATAAGCAATCATTAAAACAATACTTTACCGATAGGAAACAAAAAGATCTTTATTTTACTGAGTCTTACGTTGATTATGGTAACTCATATTCAGGAGGTGTTGGAACACAAATACAAACAACCTCATTATTAAATACACCGTATTTTATTAATGCTATTTTACAGGGTGTAGATAAAGAGACTAACGAAGAAGAAGATGCGTACGTACCTTTAGGTTATTTATATTTAAATTCCTTACCTTTAATTACAACTAAAGAAAGACTTAAAAGTTTTGATACAAATAACGTAGCGACTGATTTAGATTACTTAGCTGCTACCATTAAAAAATATTCAGCAATACACCAAATGCCGTATGCGTGGGTATTGAAATACGGATCAATATGGCACAGATATAAAAAATACACATCGAGCGGTGTGGATATTTTAGATAGTGTGTGGAAAGATTTTGACTATAAAGTTAATTACGACCCAACAACTTCAGCAACAACAAAACAATATGTGATACCTAATTACACAGGAGGACAAGAAACGATATTTTTAGAAAAAACGGAAACAATACCAAATGTTACAGGTAAGACGGTGGATTTTATAAACACAGGTTTTTACCCTAATGTAATTAACAGTGTTTATAAATTTATTACTAAAAAAGATTTATTTAGTGGATACACTCAGGATGCGTTCTTTAAAACCTATACCGACAATGGATTTAGAATTGGTAAAAATAACCTATCAAAAACATTCTTTAATTTTGGATTTGATCCTAATAATCCGAACAGATCTTTATTAAAGACAAACTATTACCAATATTTAGACTCTGAAAATAACTCAGACTTTAAGTCTAAATTATATTTTATATTCCCATCAATGGGAGGTATACCATTTGATCAATCAATATATGAAACAACAGATAGTACAAATAAATTAATAAAAGAATTATCAGGTAACACTTCAGTATACAATGGATCCGTCAGAACATTATGGGGGGCACCTCATTTTGGTTATTTTGACCACACATTAATTAAAAAACCAAAACCAACCGAATACCTTAAAACTATTAACACTCAATCTGTTGAACAAAACTCTTTTGATTTAAAGAATGCGACATCAGAATATTCATACATAGATGAAATACTTTCAATCTTTAACGTGGATATGTTAAATAAGTTTGAAGAATCGTTTTTAAGTTTTTGTAATTACAAACCTAGTGCTGATAAATTAATACTAAAAGGTGAGGTACAAGCACCATCATATACACAATCAAACGTTATTAAAGATTTAAAAAATAGGAGACTATTTAGTCAAATGACTCAACTATTTTTGATAGGTAAAACGAGTGTCACATTGACTGATGAAAATACGGATGGTTTATCTTTAGGACAAAAACAAATTGTTAGTTTTACAGAATCCGTTAAAAACTTTTTAAGTTTTGATTGTATTATAAAAAATGCTAATCCTGGATTTTTTAGTATGCCGTTGTTTAGTTCGTTCTCATCACTTAAAAACTTTGTTCCAAACAATAAGTTAACTTTTGATCCATACGTTAAAGGGTCTTTACCTGGTGACGGAACAACAACAACTCTAAGTCAAAGTATATCACAAAATAAAGATGCATGGGAATCTTTAAGAACTTATGTTGGATTCTCATCAATACCTGGTGTGGATTTCCAAACCCAAGTTCAAACACAGTACCCATCAACAAGTTTATTAACTCCGACACAAACACAAACACAACAACCAATACAAGCACCAATACAAAATACGAGTATTATGTCAGGACAAACAATGCAAAACCTTTGTACTGGTGATTATTTTAATGTTGTTGATCCTGACGACGTTAGTGATTTCGGAATGTATCAAGACGACAAAATTGTATATTTGGAATTAACCGATCAAGGAGGTGTTAATAAAAACTTCTGTGCAAAAAAAGTACCAAATAGTGCTTCAACTATAACTTATAATTTATTGTTGGATCATGGATTCTCAAATGACAACTTAGGAGGTTTAAGTGAAGGTTCGTACTGTTTATCATATTTTAGCCAAAACTTAAATTGCCCACAAAATAACCAATTAAATCAAATTAGTTTAAAGTTTGTTGGTGAGTCTGGAACAATACTACCAACTGAACCAACAGAAACATATAATCAATATATAAATGTGGAAAAACCTGGTGGAGGATATCAAGTATTCAAAATTGAGGATTCAGCATTTAATTATAGTGGAAAAGTGGAATCAATAAAATTCTTTAAATCTAATAGTGATATTAATAACCCTGCAAATTTATTAAACACAAGTTGTAATAGTGGTATTTTTTATAACTTTTCTAATTATTGTAAGATAAATCAAAGTAATTCTGGTAATTACCAAATTGTTGTGACTTACTACCCCGATGGACCAAACAATAAAACAAATAAATTATACCTTACCACTCAAGTAAGTTTAGGATCACAACCACAAAATAGCGTACCCGCGGTTACTAATCCACAACCGGCACCACAACCGGCATCTCAGTCAACACAAGCAACGCAAGCAACACCACCACAAACACAAAGGTCTTATATTACTGATTTCTTTATTGATATGGATATTGACTTTACTTCGGATAACGTTAAAACGTTAGCAACATTAATTAAAATTTACGCAACCAAAAAACAAGAAACACCAACATATAATAAAGGACAATTTAATCAAACAATAAATGATATTTTAAATAACCAACTATCGTTCAAAGAAAAACTACTAAATAAAACGTTCGCGTTTATAAATAAAAATACACCAAAAATAACTGTAGAGACACAAAACCAAATTGATAATTCATCAATTAGTAGTGATCCAACTAAACTTACAACATATAATCTATTAAAAGGGTTTAACGATAAGTGGGTATCTGGTTCTGATTTAAAAACAAGAACGTTGTTTGAAGATTTTTTATTTTTAGATCAAACTAATAGTGATATTGGAGATTCGTTTATTGTTGACGTAAACCAAGTTAAAGATAGAATTGAAAAAAATCCAAAACAAAATATGATGCAAATCGTAAGTTGGATATTGAACGACAACTATTTCCAATTCTTTGCGATGCCAGCGTATATAAATTTTTATGGAATCCAAAAACAAATAGGTGAAAATGTACCAAAACAAGATATTACGATTGGAAATGATTTATTTGGTACACACCTTAATGTTGATTATTTAGAGTCGTCCGCTAAATTTCTTTGTCTTTATATTGGTAACCCATCTGAATGGCCAAAATCTGATAAAAATACAAGCGTTAAATATGGTGACGATGGGTTTGATTTAAGAATAACGGACAACCCTTTAAGGGTATCTGACCCAAATTTAGATATATCAAAAAGTAATAAAGTTGTTGGGTTTGCGGTTGATTTTGGTATACAAAACCAAAACATGTTTAAAGATTTAGACATTGATATGTCAGAGAAAACCAACACCGCCGAAACGTTTAAAATAAATGCTGATTTAGGTAATTCGGTTTCTGGAGATAAAGTGGCTCTACAATCGGATTCCATGTACAGTATCTATAAGTCAAGATCATATACTTGCGGTATTACCTCATTAGGTAACGTTATGATACAACCTACAATGTATTTTGCATTAAGACACGTACCACTTTTCTATGGTCCTTATTTAATTATGGAAGTTACACACTCTGTTAGTGAGACGGATTTTACAACTAAATTTAAAGGTACTAGACAGAGGACATACTCGCTACCAAAAATTGATAGTTTAGTTGCGTCGGTTAATAAAAACGTACTTAAAAATTTTAAAGCAACACAACAAAAAACAACGGCAATACCTGAAACTGATAAGGAAAAAGATTTAGAAATTGATCCTAAACCGACGTTACAGGCAACTGAAATCGCATGTAGTGGATTAACAGCATTCCCATCATTAGGTTATGTTAACGTAAAACCAACACAAATATCTTATAATGATCTTGCGGATTTAGTTAAATCCAAAACTACTTCTAAACTATTACGAGCAATAGTTTATGGTATTGCTCAATCTAGTCCTAATAATATAAAGACTAATGAAATAATACAAACAAATAATACTAATTTGTATTTCATTACAACGGTAAAAAGATATAAAGGGTCTATGGATAGTAAAATAAAAAATCAAACATGTATTAGATTAAACGGAAACCCATTCCCAATTGCTGACTTTTCCACCTTTAGTGAGAGTACTGATTTTGTTTTATCGTATTTTAAAACATTAGAACCCATAATAACGGAATTAAATAAAATAAATGTTAATACCAACATTAACCAAAGTTTTGGAGAATCTATAACTCAATTAGTATATACAACGTGGAATACCGATAAAGCGTTTACAGGGGATAACGGAAATCCATTAACTGCTCAACAAATTAAAGACGTTTCTTTGGCGGATAAAGCTAGTGGTGATTTTCCTTATTATGATGATTATGTTAAAATATTTAAAGAATCATATGAAAAACTTTAGAAAATAAAAAAAACCATAATATTTATATATAAAACTAAAAATATGAGTGTAAAAAAAATACTTGATGATTACTTGAGAAAAGACACAAGAATCACAGAAAAACAAATTGATGCGGATCACAAACAAGTTTGTGATTTAGATACTGGGGATTGTTATACTATTAGAATGAAAGACGGTTTAATTGAAAGATTCGACAATACGTTACAAAAAAATAGAACATTGAGAGTAGAAACACCGGCAGGAGTTAAAACATTATTAAACGGATAAAAAAAATTGTAATGGAAGTAGAAAGAAGAATATTGGAAGAATTAAAAAGATTTGACCAAATCACAAAATATGTTTTGAATGAACAAGATCCGGCAGCCGGAATTCCACCACCACCTGCAGATGCGGGAGCGGTACCACCACCTCCGGGTGGAGAAGATCCTGCGGCAGTACCACCACCTCCGGGTGGAGAAGATCCTGCGGCTGCGGCTGGTGATGTTGCGGGTGGAGCAGCACCAACAGAAGTTCCTGAACCAATTGATGTGGATAAAGATCCTGACGTTGAAGAAGTTGGTGGAGATGAAGATAAAGAAAAAGAAGGTGATGAAGACACTGAAGAAATTGATATAACGGATTTGGTTAGTGCTCAACAAGACATTAAATCAAAACAAGATGAAATAATGGACACGTTATTTTCAAGGTTAGATGATTTACAATCAAAACTTGAAAACATGGATCAAATTATTAACAAAATTGATTCATTAGAAACTAAGTTTGATAAGTATCGTGAAAAAACACCTGAAGAAAGGTTAGAGTTAAGGTCTTTAGATTCTTATCCGTATAATCAAAAACTAACGGACTTTTTTGATGATAAAAAAATGGAGATGGATGCTGCAGGAAAAAACGAATATATCCTAACATCCGATGAGGTTGAAAACTTTTCACCTGGTGAAATTAAAAAAACATTTAATAAATACGAAGAAGACGAAGAGGAAGGTATGTAAAAAATACTTCCGAAACAACCATTTTGGAAATGAAGGGTTCGATTATTCGGACCCTTTTTTTATTTGACATTTTATAAAAATCACTTATAATTGTTATAGATAAAAGAGTTAAAAATTAAAAAACAAATCTATGGCAAATTCAATTGACGCGGTACTCGCACAGTACGAAAAGAACTCAACACCGAGTTCACAAAAACAAAGTATTTCACAAGAAGACAGGTTGAAAAAATACTTTTCAGCAATTCTTCAAAAGAATGAAAAATCAGCACAACGAAGAGTTCGTATCCTACCTACAAAAGATGGTTCATCTCCATTTGTGGAAGTTTGGTATCACGAAATTCAAGTTAACGGACAATGGGTAAAATTGTATGATCCTGAAAAAAACAACAACGAACGTTCACCACTTACAGAAGTTTATAACGAATTAATGGCGACAGGTAAAAAAGAAGACAAAGATTTGGCATCACAATACCGTTCACGTTTATTTTATATTGTTAAAGTAATTGATCGTGACAACGAACAAGACGGAGTTAAATTTTGGAGATTTAAACACAACTACAAACAAGAAGGTGTGTTGGATAAAATCTTACCAATATGGAAAGCGAAAGGTGACCTTACAGATTCTGAAAAAGGACGTGACTTAATCATTGAACTCATCAAAGCAAAAACACCACAAGGAAAAGAATATACTGTAGTTCAAACTATTATGTATGATGATCCTGCTCCGATACATACCGATAAAGGAATTATGGAAGGATGGATGACAGACGAACTTACTTGGAATGATGCTTACTCTAAAAAACCTGTTGAATATTTGGAAGCGGTTGCAGTTGGAGAAACGCCAATGTGGAGTTCTGAACTTAAAAAATATGTTTACGGTGAAGAAGCTGAGATCTCTCTTGGTGGTGGAACTGAAACAAAAGTAGAAAAACCAATCGTTGATCCACAAGCAAACGATGAAGTCGATGAAAACTTACCATTCTAATTTATAATATATGAGTAAAATAACAGAAAAAATGTATGAAGCTCTGACCTTGAGATATAGGTCAGAGATGGCAGAATCCGAGGCGACTCTCCTAATTTATTTTAACAATCCTGTTGGTATTGGTGAACATCCACAACACTTAGAGGAAATGGACCGGTTTGTTGATAAGATGGCAAACGCAAAGGGTAAACTTGAAATGTTGGAAACCATTTATAAGTATAATGTTAAACGAGATGAAAAGTTTGAAGTAACGGAAGACATGCTAAAAATAATTAAAGAACAAGAAAATGGCAATTAAGAAGAAAGTAATATCGTTAGATAGTATTAAAGGTAAGTTTTCGACTAAAACAAAATATAAACCCGAAAGTTTTTATAACTGTGGAGATGCGTTTATGGAAGCGTGTGGATTACCTGGACCTGTGATGGGAGGGATCAATATGTTTTTAGGACACTCTAACACATCAAAAACAACGGCAATGATACTTGCGGCTGCGGACGCACAAAGAAGAGGTCACCTACCTGTTTTAATCATAACTGAGAAAAAATGGAGTTGGGAACATGCTATCGAATTGGGACTACAAGCAGAAAAAAATGAAGACGGTGAATATGACGGTATGTTTATATTTAACGATTCATTTGATGTGATAGAACAAGCGACCGAATTTATTAACGACATATTGGATGCACAAGAAAATGGAGACATCCCTTATAATATTTTATTTCTTTGGGATTCAATCGGATCCATTCCATGTCAGATGACATTTGATGGTAAAGGTGGTGGAATGCATAACGCGAAAGTATTAGCTGATAAAATTGGAATGGGTATCCACTCAAGAATTTCTAAATCAAAAAAAGAAGATTACCCATACTATAATACTTTAGTGATATTAAATCAGCCTTGGGTCTTACTTCCTGATAACCCATTTGGACAACCTGAGATTCAAGCAAAAGGTGGTACGGCAATATGGTTGGCGAGTAGTTTAGTGTTTCTTTTTGGTAATCAGAAAAAAGCAGGAATTAGTCACATAGACGCAACTAAAAACGGTAGAAAAGTATCGTTCGCTATTAGGACTAAGGTATCTATTTTAAAAAATCACGTTAATGGTATTGGTTATAAGGATGGTAAGATCGTTGCGGTACCTCATGGATATATTTCCGACACAAAAGATGCGTTGGATAAATACAAAAAAGAATACTCAGATTATTGGGTTACAAAAATGGGAGACGCAAACTATTCTTTAGATGAGTCTGCAGGATATGATGATGAGACGGTAGATTAGAAAAAAAGTAGTATCAGTAAATAAAATACAAATGATTAAAACCCTATTAATTGACGGGAATAATTTATTAAAAATTGGGTTTCACGGAGTTAAAGGATATTTTAATGGTGTTGAACATGTGGGTGGTATTTGGCATTTCTTAAATACCACTCGCAGATTCATCGAAGAAGGTAATTTTGATAAAGTGATTGTTGCTTGGGACGGAGTAACAAGCACCTCACAAAGGAGGTTATTCTACCCCAACTATAAATTAAATAGAAAGGCACCAACGGATGAGAACTTAGAGTTGTCATTTAACAAACAAAAACTAAGAGTAAAACAATACTTAGAGGAAATGTTTGTTAGACAGATTGAGTTTGAAAATTCAGAAGCGGATGATTTAATTGCTTACTATTGTCAAATATCTAAAGGAGAACAAAAGACTATCTTTAGTGGTGATAGAGACCTAACACAACTTATCTCGGAAGATGTGACCATATACTCACCTAATACCAAAAAGTATTATAAGAATGGAGATAACATCAAACTACACGAAATTGAGATACCTCACTATAATGTAAAAACATTTAAGATAGTTTCTGGTGATAAATCAGATAATATTGATGGTATATATTACTTAGGTGAAAAAACTTTTGTGAAGTTATTTCCTGAGATACTTGAAAGAGAGGTTTCTTTTACCGATATTTTAACAAGAGGTGAAGAACTTCTAAAAGAACAAAAAGAAAATACAGTCCTAAAAAATTTACTGACGGGTAAAACAAAGGGTGGTATATTTGGTGACGAGTTTTTTAAGGTCAATAAAATGATCGTGGATTTATCGGAACCGTTGATTAGTAAAGAAGGAAAAGAATTGGTTGAACTATATTACTCTGAGTCGTTGGATCCTGACGGAAGAGGGTATAAGAATCTAATTCGGATGATGATGGATGATGGATTATTTAAATACCTACCGAAAGGTGACGATCAGTGGGTATATTTTTTAAAACCATTTTTAAAGTTAACAAGAAAAGAAAAAACAAAATTCAAAACAAAAAAGTAAAATTATGAAAGAGCAGAATGATGTAACAAAGGTTGAATTCCTAATGACACTTAATAATAATTTTGTGGTACAAAGGTTTTTTAATGTGAAAGGTTTTAACGAAAAGGCTAAAAATAGCGTTGAGTTAACCGATTATATTAAAGATTTATCTGACTACTTAAAAACAAAATTAAGAAACAAGTGTGTGGTTTATATGTTGGAAAACAGATACCAAATTGAGGAAGACCCAAGCATTTTAGAAACATCAAACACAGACGGACCCGAAACATTTAACATTATTTTAAAGGTAGGTAATGAGACAATTTGTCATAGAATCATTGACGCGAAATTATACCCACCAAAGGTAAGATACACCCTGGATATACGTCCAGACATAAAAAACATTTTA